CAGCGGTATAAGTCGCTGCATCGCCGAGAGCGCCAGATGAGTTCAGGGAAGTGATGTGGCATTCGCCCTGATAACTCTGATCAGCACCAAGGCTGAATTGAATCATCACGGTGGTTGCATTCAGATATGCTTGCTGCAAAATGCCGAACGCGGTATCGCCAGAGACGATTAAACCGCCGCAGGATACTTTCCATGAACCGAATCCTGTGACGGATTTCTTCATGCCGTATCCTACTTCTCCTGAATCAGGAGTCCAGTCATTCTTGCAGGTGATGTCGATGTTGTCACGATCAAAAGACAGTGAACATTCGCGCTGACCAGCTATGCGTTTCGGAGCGCCATCCACAGTAGTGGAAACGATCAGATCTTTACCAATTAAAACACCCATTGTAAATCTCCTTTCCGCTACATCTCAAAAGTAGTTGTAATGCGGAATAACAGAGCAACCTCACCATAACGAACTTCACCTGTTGAGGTATCACGCTCGATATGACCCGGTTCTAACTCTATGTCTACGATTTCTGCATCTGTCGTGAGTGCCGTTCTGGGCGAGTCAATGAATGCAGTTATAAGACTATTCATCAAGTCGTTTGTTTCTTTCATACCACGAGTGGATGAATAACAAGAGAACTGATGCCGGATCTCGATACCTTTCCCTGACTTAGACGACCAGTCAGAAAAGTCACAGTTTCCTATGACAAGATAAGGATAAGCATCTTCTGATGCCGGAACATAGTCATATACGGTTAACCCCTTAGCCACTAAGCGGTCATAAATAAACTTCTGTAATTCGTTAAACGGTATGTATTGTATCATATTTTTAACTTACCTTGATAACTATAGTAATTTTTAATGTAGATGTCAAGACGTTTTTTAAGGCGATAGTAGAAAGGACGCAGCTCATTTATATAAGCAGGATATATAAACGGTTGCGCTCGCATACCCGGAAAGTTACCATAGTTAGCACGAGTATTCTCAGGTAGATAATTACGTGGCACATAAACCCGCTTTCCCCGCCCTGTAGGAGACGGATGCGGGTTCATCCTACCTCTGATACCTGTGCCGAACTCTACATCTGTCCAGTACGGCATAATATCACCCATGATAATATCTTTTTCAGGAGTAACTAAATAAAATAAACCCTGACGCAATTTACCTGTAGAACCCACATCCAGATGAGTAACGTGAGACTGATGCAAACGTTTATTCGACATATGCAACGTGGTAGTGCGTTTAGCTTCAGCTGCAAAAGGTTTTTTATAAGCACGAGCGCCACCAGCAGCACCTACTTCTTTAGTCGTCGGTAAATTAATAGGAAGATAACCCATTTTTACCATACGCTGAGTTCTTTCAACACCCAAAGCTGCTGTAATGTATCCTTTAGCATGTTTGCGCATCTCTACTGGTTTATTATTCTGTATCCATACCTTAGCCCCAGTATCTTCATCCCTTTCACTGCGCATAGAGAAATCTCTACCCGCCAAAGAAGCAACTGTCACACGCGGAACTGTCGCTGGAGCTGGCATCAACCGTTTAGCTTCATATAACATGCGCCGACCAGTATTCTCTAATTCCTGATCAACTATAGTCATTATCTCACTCTTAAGAATTCTTTTCGTCAATCCTTGCATAGTCATAAATTCTGCCATGGATTGCGTAGCATAACGCACCAGTTCATCCACCGTAGCCGAAATAGAATACAAACCTATATCACTACTACTGGGAGATACTCCTGCCTTGGGAATATACCTGCTCTTAATGCGATCTTCCCGCATCTGATTGCGCACCACCTGTGTGCGCGCAGCAAATTGAGCAAAAGCAGCCTTTATCTCGTCATGTTGAGGATGCCTTCCAAATCCGTTGCGCTGATTCATCTCAGGGTGGTCCATAATCTTAGCTATCTCAGCAGGATATGTCTTCTCGCTATTATATGTTAACAAGTGACGTTTTATCTCATAATCAGCTAATTTAGGAAATTCAAAACGGGTGTATACTATCTCATCATCACCTAAGATAAATTTTTTGGGGTATAATCTTAATCTGGCAAGAGCATCCACACGTTTACGATAATCTTTTTTGATTGCCTGAACTTCTTTGTATTGCGGATGCGCAGGATCTTTTATCTTATCCATCCAATCACGTAACGCTGCAGGGTACTCTTTACCCGTCCACCCGGGTTTAGTAACTAAATACTGAATCTCCCGGGTGGTTATTTTGCGCAACGCGAATTTAATAAATTTTGTGCCAAGAAAATAAGTGACCACACTAAGATATCTCCTCACACTCACATGCCATAAACTGTGGTTTACCTGAACCAGAATGAATGAGAACTATGTCCCATATAGTAAATATCCTGCCCATATATTCTATCTGCATTTGCTGTTTAATATCATCATTGAATCGAACTGTAACTTTATGCGTAGACATAGACTGGATAGCCTGTGCATAGAAGCGACGCCGGGCGCTGATGGACTCTACACGCGCACGAATGTAATCCTCGGTAATATATTCATATTCCTCAGTTTGACCGCCCTGACCGTCTGCTATACCCTTATTAGATCTTACCTTTATCCGGTGCGGGAGTTTCATCTTTTACCTTCTTTGCAAACTTGCCATTTTTATCCTTACTAACCAGTCTTTCAACCTGACCAGTAGTAACCATTTTATTAACCATTTCATGTGGCAGTTCAATGATAGACCCCACTGGTAAATCTGCAAGCCAAAAAATCTTGCGTAAAATACGTGCTTTCATTATGATCCCCTTAGAATGTCGTTAACATTCTTTTTAACTATAGCCAGTGCCGCCGGAGAAGTACCTCCAACAGCAAAGAAACCTCTATATGCATCTAACGGACTATAATCTATTGCGCCATAAAATGAATTCTCAGTATCCTTAATATCTAACTGCTTTAACCCGTTGATGCGCTGCTCGTACAATCTGGTAGCCACTGCCAATACCCATGCTTCCACAGCTGCAGGTATCTTTACTGATGCGCCAGACTGGTCCGGAGCATAAGACGGCTTATCTATATATTCATCTGCCATATTCTTTGCTGCAGCAAGCTGAATATCGATAAGCGTATCCATACTATCATCATCGATACCTATAGATAATTTTACAAGGTCAGTTGTAATATTACTATATTGTTCAATATAATTATCAGACATTTAACTTACCTTTACCTTTTCCCAGTTTTTCTGCACGTTTAGCAGCTACTTCAGGAGTGTATTCATCTGGTATTATCGTCTCACCTGAATTAACCATGGAAGGTGTCTTTTTTACACGATCAGCTTTCGGAACACCTGATTGCACAGGTATAGGAGTAGCTAACGATTTACCACGCTTAATTGTGTTAAGCAGTCTTTCAGCTTCAGCTACATCCACAGTTAACTCATCTCCGGGAAGAACAGTTCTCATCATATAAGAAAATTCTACGTTAACTTTCACTTTTACAAGACCATTAGTAGCCTGAACCATCGTTATATCCTCCCAACAAGCAGGATTACGCAATATAGCCATTACACCTGCTACAGATGCTGAACCGATATTATTGTAAACAGTTTTTATAATATCAGTATCTATCTCTATCTGATTATAGAATACTTTATCCAAAATGTCTATAAGTTGATCCGGACTGTCAACCATAGCGCCAACTCCTACTTTATCCCAGAATCTCAAGCCATGATTAACACCCTTTCTATAAGTTTTACTGTTTAATAAAATCACCTTACGACCTAATGCAGCAAATTCAAAAATGGTCGATGAATTGTCGCATATATAAATAGCAGCACGATCGCACACATCATAAAAATTCTCAACTATCTCTATCCCATAATTCCTGTATATAGGATAAATATCAGCGCGGGCGCGAGGATGACAGTGACCGATCAACTTTAATCCCTTACTGTCGCAATACTTCTTTAACTCAGCTATCTTATATCGGTACTCAGGAAATGCCCATTTCGCTTCCGGAGAAAAAGAACTATCCCAGTGAAAAGACAAACACACAGTCTTCTCATCACATTTCTTATCTATATACCAGTCCAACTTCGGACATCCTATAGCTTCCACAGATTTTTTAGGATAATATTTTACCGTCTGCTCAGCACACTCGTCACGCGGGACCAATATTAACTTAGTACGATCTCGCCACATGCCGCCTACATAAGATGCGTGGCGCGTAGAATAACTCTGACCCGCTCCATGCTCCATTAATATCATTGGTCTACCAGAAGTCTCTATATCACGATGGTCGCCTATCCCGGCTACAATGACTGCGCCTTTTTCTCGTTGCAATAAACCTTTAGCCGCCGCCAAAGAAAACACTTCAGTTATACAATACATAGGAAAATTATTCGCTACTAAAATATATCTTATCTTCTGCAACACGTTAGATAAAATATAAAACCTGCCAGCATTACCATTCTTGTATAATGCCATAAACAACGGTGCTATATGCTCAGCGAAATGTTCTTCAGATGCGAAAGCATGAATCTTACCAGAGATATCACCATCCAGAGTAGTACCAGTTATAATACGCATGGCTTGCTGATTTCCTTTGTATTTCCTGTAATGGTCACACAGTCTGCGGTTACGCAGAAATGATGATGACTTTATATTGTGTTCACTGCTACGCGGATGCTCTAAATGAGAAGCTGGATATTCCACAGGGACACGTTCTATTCTACCGATTAAAGTCTCGATAGCTATCTGAAAAGCAGGATCTTCTTCGCCCCACTTGTTAAAACGCTCATCAAATCCTCCAACTTCCTCGTAGTCATCTTTACGTACGACATATACCAGACCCCGTAAGACATCACCATGGTTCTTCTGCAAAGTGACATAGCGCAAGTCATGCTCAGATAATATCGTCTGTGTTAAGTTCTCAGGTATCCAATTAACACGCTGATACTGCACCATACCCACAGATTCATCTTTTAATAAGTTTAACGCATGAAGAATACCTTCTAATTCTAAATGACAATCAGCATCTAAGAAGAATAATATATCACCCTTAGCCTTCTTGTAACACGCGTTGCGCATAGCCGACCTGTTAAGGTGACAATCTTCTCCGGCTATTATTAACTCAGAATTAGGCACTTGTGGAACGATAATCTTCTGATAATATTCAGAAAGCAATTCAAAAATTTCTCTCCGTCTATCATCTCCACCATCATACCACGGCATACAAAAAGAAACGTTCATAGTATAAGTATAACAAAAAATCCCCGGTAGGAACATACCCTACCGGGGAACAGCTTTTCAGGTAGCCAACCTATAGGTTACGAACCTGTCGCAGGTGCATGATCAAAGGAGCCCCACACAAAGGCACTTGGTCGATAAAGAACCAAGTTTAAACGCTCTTCAACAAGGATTAAGGATTTGTTATGGACTACATAGTCCATATACCCATCCGTTATTCGGACTGACGCAGCCTGTCGGTCGAAGATTTCTCCACCCATGGCGAAAGCGCCTACGAGGAATTCGCCTTCGTTAATGGACAGGGATTCAACAACGTTCATGCCCCATAACTGAGGAGCAGCACCAGTTGTTAGACTTGGGAACAAGTATTCGCCAGTTGTTGACTTGGCTTTCTTGATTTTACCCATGTCGTTCGGGTTCATTACAACGCCGTCCGGAATGAAAAGGGAGTTGGTGCATTTCAAGAGCGCCATCAGGATAGCGTCCATCATGGTGTCTGGCATGCCGTCAATAACGTCGCCGTCTGACCATTTATAGGTCTGAACGCCAGCAGTGTGCTTGATACCACACAGGCTTGTCTGACTGTTAGTTCCATAAAGGAACTCGTACTCTTCTTTCTGGCGAAGACCAGTGATCAACCGGGTGTTGATATAACTGATCAAGCGAGGGAAGTCAGCCATGAACTGGTTAGTGAAAGGCATCCACTGTGCGATGGTCTTGATGGTCGCATTATCTTCAGTGAAGGTGATCTGCGCTTGTGGCTTTAAACCACTTTCAGGAACGACAGCTGCACCGTTAGTGAAGACATCTTCACGCTGAAATTCGATGGCGTTCTGAGTTGTGGTTGAAACCTTCAACATATCGCGCATGATCAGCTTCGGCAGCAATGGCGCTAAGAAGCCTAAATCCTGCGGACGATAGAGCAGGTTTGTCGGTGATGGCAATGCAATATTTCCCATGGTTGATTTCACTTCATGGATGTTGCCAATGGGAACAGCATCAGTTTTAAACTGAGTGCCATTAGCTGATGCAAACTGCTTCCAATTCTCTGATTCAGCAAATGTTTGACCCCATGATTTTATTTCAGGAGCGCCCTGACCACCCGAACCGGGCATGCCTTCGCGGTTAAAGCGAAGTTCAATAGCGCGGCGGGCTTCAGTTTCAGTTCCCAGTTCTGCTTTGATATGAGCATTCTCATCCTGAAGCGATTTTATCTCATCCTTAGCGGATTTGATTTCACTATCAGTCTTTGTTGCACGTTCAGCATTCTGAGCTATGATTGTGTCCATCTTAGCTTTATTATCAGCTAAGTTGGCATTCAACTGTTCAATTGCGGTAAGAGACATTACGTTCCTCCATCTGCTCCGCCAGCTTTACCACCAGCGTCTCCGCCTTCAGGTGCTGCCGCAGCATCGTTTAATGTATTGAGAATGATCCGGGCATCCAGCTCGTTACTTAAGGTCGTCTGCTCAAGAACGAGATTATCCAATGCCGCTAATTCTTCTGCGCTCAGCTCGTCGCCGGTGGCGGAGGAACCTTCTGCAGGTAGAACAGTATCACCCTCTTTCGGGGTAGTATAACTTCCGCCTTCTCCCTCTTCAGGGGTCTTAGCGGTTGTAGCTTCAAATTTTTCCACAAGTTCATCCAGTTTAGCACCCATACTCTCTATTACAGAGGACATGTCCAAAACCAGATTAGTTAAATCCATGGCAGTTTTTACACTTAATACTTGTGCATCCTCGTTAGCCGGGTTACCTGTAATAGTAACCTCGTATAACTTTAACTCATGCAGCTTCCTGCGGCATCCTTTAACTTCACCCTTATATGGATCACTCGGCTCAGAACGTATAGCGTCAAACCGGAATGACATACCAGATACAGCACCCTCTTTCATTAAAGCATACTTCTGCTTAACCTCAGTGGTCTTCGCTATAATAGTACCCTTAACAAATAGACCATTAGCATCCTCGCGCATATTAACAGCCGGAGCAAAACCTATAGGATTAATCAGGTCATGATTCCAACATACCGGATACACAGGATTCTTAGATTTGGTCTTATGATCCAGTGTGCGCTTAAACGCTCCCGGCATAATTATATCTCCATATGAGTCAACGCTGCCAAAAACTGCTGCATAACCTTCAAAGGAGTAAGTATCATCTCCAACTGACTTGAGTTCGAGATTGCAGTTCTCATAAGTTTTAATTTCTATGCTCATTGTACTTTACCTCCAGATAATGCAGATTGTGGTAAACTATTGGAATTACCGTTAGTCATTCCACTGGGCGTATTATCTTCCATTAGATGACTTCTGTCAATATTGGTACTTGCAGGCTTAGCCGAGACAGCTGTAGGAGCTACTTCTACCAGCTCCATATCATCAGGAAATCCCAAGTCAAGACGCTGGTTAATCTCTTCAAACGGCACACCCATCTGGGATAATAGCGTCGCTGTCTTAATCATATCCATCAAGGACGTAGCCATAGCAGGAACTTTGGAATAATCTGCACGTACTCGCAACTTATCGCCATTCTTGCGGTACATAGGAACCAGACGCTGGTTGTACGATTCAAGAATACGGTTCATCATCGGTATCACCGACTGCTCCCAGAAGAAGCGGTATACAGGACTGACATTATTACTTAAGCTGCCACCTGTCTGATCAGATAAGATAAGCGCCACAGGGGTGCGGAACGCGGCACATATACTCTCTCTGTTGAACTTACGGGTATTTAAGAAATCCATCTCTACCATTGTC